TTGAACGCATTGCTTCAAGGCAGCGCAGCGGACCTGATGAAGACCGCGATGCGGGACATTCATCGCAGCGGTGCGACGAAGGTTGTCGGTGTGCCGAAGTTAACTTGCCACGACGAGTTAGGCCATAGTGCCAATGCAAGCAAAGAGCATCAAGAGGCAATAGCGGAAGTTAAATATATCATGGAGAACTGTATGACGCTGCACGTACCTATAATCGCGGAGCAATCACGCGGCAACAATTGGGGAGTCTGCACATGATAGAAGCGGGCATCATTGCAATTTCACTTATCGTGCTTGTGTACGTGATCGTGATCCTGATGGGCATTGTTGGAGGTAGGCCGCTATGATCTTCGAACTATGGTCGACCGAGACAGACAGACTACTCGGCACGCTCGATGTCCCGCAGCACGTGAGCGAAGAGATCGGCGAGCGTGTGAACATCAAAACGAAGGGATGGCTTGAGACACACGACGGGCGCAAATTCAACGCCATTGAGGTTCTCGTGTGCAGGATGAAGACCAAAGAGAAGGGCGACTATTGGGCACTCGAAACCAACTTGCCGCGCATCTTCATTCATCGGCTCGAAGGCTTCACGCCGATGCTTGAGCGTCCCAGCAGAGAGCAGATCAACTACATCAACACACACCATGAATGAAATCATCTTGCCGCCCGTCTGGGTCATCGTCAAAGACGGGCGCGTCATTTGCACAAACGACGAGCCGTGCGTATTGGATGACATCGTAGGCGTCGAATACCGCCCGACAGGACCGGATCAATGGCCGAAGGATTGCGGCCTGTCATGGAGCGGCAATCGCATCTCAGGTGATCGCGCAAGCATCGACGCTATACAACGCATCATCATGATTGCGAGCACCGTCGAAGCGCTGACAGAACGCATCAGAGAACTTGAGGCAAGCGGTAAAGTAACGACGAAAGAAGTGCGCGAGTCGCTCGTGCGCGCATACGATCTAGGAAAAGAATACTGGCGACTAGCCGACAGCGAATCACCGAAGCAACACAGACTCGCCGAAGAAATACAAGCGAAGTTTGACAGCATGCTTGAGAAAGGCATCACGCATGAGTGACGCTTACGACAAGATCGACCGCTACTTGCGCAACAATCTCAACGACACAGACTATGCCGAATATTCAGACGCACTCGAAGAAGTTTACTCGTCATGGTGCCCGGAGAAAGACACTGCATGGATAGCTATGCTCGGACGACGTGTGCCAGTAGAAAACATCTTGCGTGAATGTGCAATAGGCAAACGTCCGCGACTAACTCCTGACCAATGCCGCGACTTAGCGATGCGCCTGGGCAGCGCTGACTATCAAATCAACGCGGCATTGTGGCCTGATGGATGAAGTCGGCTTCTGGCATGATCGCGTCAGACCCAACCTCGTGAAGAGTTGTCAGACGATGCATCTGCGCTTTCACTTCGAGCGCGTCGAGAACGTCGTCAACGACGGCACGCCGGACGTTGACTACTGCATCGACGGTGTTGAAGGGGGCCTCGAATTGAAGTTCAGCGACACCGCACGCCGGGACGATTCCCAGGTGCTCGGCCTGGGTCACGGCATGCGCCGATCTCAGATCGTGTACGCGGCTCGCCGGACCTGGGCGGGCGGGCGCTGTTGGTGCCTGATCGGCAATCAGCGGGCAACATGGCTCGTCGACCTTCGAGGGATGACGGCGCAGGAGATGGATGCCCTTGCCGTCGCCAGTGCCGCACGCCTGCGTCAGATCGCGTCGTGGCACTGCGGCCCGCGCATGGGCACTACCTTGCCCCTAGCGCTGATCGAGCGCTTGCCTACTCTTCTTCCTTCTCTGGCACAAGCGGCACATAGCTGACCGCGTTTGCCTTGACGCCCACTGATCCGGCGAATGCGTCAATGGCCTTCTTCGCTTCTGCCTGCGACTCGAAAGTCTTCGTGCCTTCGGCGATGACGGTTTCGCCGTTGTCGCTCTTGAAGCGCCAAGACCACACGCCGCTTGAACCTTCGCTACATTCGATCTTCATTGCATTGCTCCTGAATCGGTTGAACGTGTGCGAGAGCCACTCGCGTTATTGCCACGGCTTGCGAATGACGATCCGAGCCAGAAAGCCCCTATCGTCGAGAGTGATCCGATGATGGCTGTCACCACGATCAATCGTACTTCATCGGTATAAATCTGTCCGCCGTTCGCTCGAAATATTTCCCACGGGAACAGCACGACAAGCACCATCATGACAACGAGCCCGAGCATGACGATAGAGATCACGAAGGCCGGTTGCGTGAGCAACGAGAGCGGCTGTCCCTCTGGCGTGCGCATGGATGCGACAGCGACGCTGTACGCTCGTGCGCCTTCGATGCCGCCGCCGCCCGCCTCTTGAATGTTCAAGTAGTTCTTCTCGATAGCATTCTTGACGATGGTTGCTTGAACAGGATCGGCCTTCACCGCTTCGACAACCTCTTGTTCATTCTTCGCGCCGATGGCATCCTTCGCCACGGTGAACACTGCTTCTGCCGCTGCGATATTGCGGTTCGATACCTCAGAGCCACTGCCGAAAATCTTCGTCAACTGCGGCACGAGTTGAATGAGCGTCGGCAACAATGCCGCGACAACTGCGGGTATAGGCATTTGCTTCTCCTGTATGTAGCTTGCCTCGATGTCCGCCGTTTTACCTCTCGCAATCTCGACGACTTCGCTGCCGTTAGCCGGTGGCAATTTGGGCTCAAGTGCGATTGCTTCCGGTGGCAATGGTATCGGCAAGGGTTGCGCTTGTTCATTCAAATACAGCCCGCCTGCCTCTTCGTATTCTCGCTTGAACTCTCCCAGCGTGACAACGGGTTGCCCGTAGGGACTCCCAGGCAGGCTAGCCCATTCTTTATTGCACTTCGCAACTGCGATGTCGATGCGACCTTCGACAACATCTTCGAGTGCTTTGCGGCCAGCTATCAATGCGATAGCGGCAAGGTCTTGTGTCGGTGGCTCGAAGTTGATGAAGCCGTATTGATTGCAAACACCGTCCCATGTGCGCACGATGAATTGATACGCGCCCGCCGCAGTCGACGTGTAGACCTTGCCATTGCGCAGCGTCACCGTCGTCTTGATGCGCGGGTGATCGGCGAAGTCGTCGAACGTGCCATAGACACCGTCCGGACCCTTGAACAATTGACCACCGAACAGCGTGCGGTATCCGTTCTCGCCTTGCGTGCCTTCGCCATATCGAATCGCCCACAGGAACGCCCGCACATTGCGCTTGACGATGTAGTCTGTGAGCGTGATGTTTGCCATCAGTAGTAAGGCGATTTCGGTGGCGGCTTGTAATCGGGCCGGTGTGGAATAACCCACACGAGTTTGTACCACATGGCAAGGCAATAGATCGCGAGCGCAATCGAAATCCAAAGCGCATCAGGGTCCGTCTCTTGCCGCATGTAGACATAGTAGGATCGTGAGAACGCGCCCAGGCTGACGCCGCCGAGTGCAATGCATTCGAGCACGGTCTTGCGCACCATGCCGTTGAAGCTCGCGACGATAGCCGTCGTGCCGATGAAGAACCAGCACGCCGACGACACGAAAGAAGCATCGAGCATCATGTCATTTATCCTTCGGCTTGCCTCTATTCAACCATGCATCGAGAAAGCCCGACACAGCATTCGTCGATTGAACCCACTCCCACACGCGAGAGAGCACCGACATGCCGAACAGCCCCAGGAGAAAGCCCGTGAGCCCCTGCGGCAACGCGAGCCATTGCGCGACCCACTCAGTTGCGTAGAACGAGAAGAACGCGCCGCCGATCACCATGAGCACACGCTCGAAGAGTGACCCACTCACAAAGCGCATCGACACGAGAGCACCCGCAACACCGGCGAAGCGAAGTATCCATTGCTGTACTTCATCCCACATTTAATTCATCACAGTGACATTGATCGAGTCCGTGTCCGATAGCGTGCCATCGGTTGTCGTCATGACAACAGGGTCCGGGCCTTGATAGTTAAGGTCCGGATAATAGTAGAACGATGCCAACGCCGAGTTAATTTGTTGGTAGTCGCCCGTGAGCGTCACTTGTCTCGTTGAGTGTCCTGTTATGAGTGCCGTACCTTTGTCAGTCAAGGTATAGCCAAGCTGCGTCCATTTGAACTCTGTGCTGAATGAGCCAGTTACCGCAGCATCTAGGTCAATAGACCAACAGG